TGACTACTATGTCAAACACTATCCACGTTTCGACAGGCTGACTGAAAAACCTATCGAATTCAAAAACGCCAAACAGTACTTCTCTACAGATTTCAACACAACCAAGAACATGAACCTCTGGTTTGAGAAAGCGCCCAAAGATGAGGTAAAAAAATATATTTTGGAGAAATTTAAAAAAAGAATAGAAAACAAGAACCTCAAACACGCTCCATCGAGCCTGTATCTGAAGACGGGCGATTGGCCTACGCTGGACATCATAAAAAAGCTGTTCGGCGGTTACAACGCATTCTGTGAGCAAGTCGGGGTAAGTCCTGCGTATGGGAGTAATGTATGTAAAGAGTTTTTTGAAGATTATAGCAATGAAGAGGTTTGGATCGACACAAGAGAGAATAAACCTCTAAACTTTAAAAATTCTTATGTTTTTAAACTAGACTTCGGTGATTACACCTTACCTCCGAAAAACTATACCCATACTCATGCAGAAAGAAAGTCGTTCCAAGATTTTGCCGCTACTGTAACAAATGGCTATGCTAGGTTTATTAGGGAGATAGAAAGATGCCAAAGTTTGGGGTGTTTCTTATTTATTGTTGTAGAGGCGGATTATAATCAAATTTATAAAACAAATAGTGCTGCTTACAAAAAATTCAATATGGGATTTGTGTTTAGCAGAATGAGATCTATCGAGGCGCAATTTAGTGACTGTTGTCAATTTGTGTTTAGTGGTTCTAGAGAAGGCAGTGAGGAGTTAATACCCAAGATCCTCTGCTGTGGTAAGAAACTGTGGAACGTTGACTTACAGTATTTTTGGGAAAAAGAATTAGAAAAAAATGGCTTGGATAGAAGGCAATCAAGACCTGTACAAGAAGTTCAAAGAAGTAAACGAAGAGATACTTTCCAAAAAAGGATACATCGAAGAAGGAGAGGCTAAGCTTCTACTTTATAAGTTTTTAAGAGATAATCCATCTTTTGCTTGTGAGTTATTCACTGGTGTGAAATTATTTCCGTTTCAACACATGGCTGTAAAGTCTATGATGGAGACGGATTACTTTTTGGGCATATGGAGCCGTGGTATGAGTAAATCCTTCTCTACTGCTGTATTTGCTATTCTAGACGCTATTTTTAATCAAGGCGTACAGATAGGAATCATATCTAAATCATTTCGTCAGTCCAAGATGATCTTTAAAAAGATTGAGGATATTGCTAGAAGCCCGAAGGCTGAGTTTTTATCTCAATGTATAACTAGAACATCGAAAATGAATGATGAATGGGTTATGGAGATAGGCTCTAGTAGTATCAGAGCTTTGCCTCTAGGCGATGGCGAAAAGCTCCGAGGTTTCCGCTTCCAACGTATGATTATTGACGAACTACTCCTCATGCCTGAGAAGATCTTCAATGAGGTTATCATGCCATTCCTTTCTGTTGTTGAGAACCCTACTGAACGTCAAGAGATTTATGATCTAGAAACCCAGATGATCGCGGAGGGTGAAATGACCGAAGAGGAAAGAAAACGGTGGCCAAATAACAAAATTATTGGTTTATCCTCTGCATCGTATAAGTTTGAATATTTGTTTAAGCTTTATCAGCAATATGAATCTCTAATCATCAATGAGAATAAACAAGATGGCGCTCATAGGGTAATTATGCATTTTAGCTATGATTGCGCCCCTGCACAGCTGTATGATCAAAATTTGATTAATCAATCTAAATCAACAATGAGTCAGTCTCAGTTCGAACGAGAATTTGGCGCTGTATTCACAGATGATAGTTCTGGATATTTCAAAGTCAGTAAAATGGCTTCATGCACTCTTCCTGATGGTGAAGGGCAGTGTGTCGAGGTGATTGGAGATCCCGCCTCCAAATACATCCTCGCATTTGACCCCTCTTGGTCCGAGAGTGAAAGCTCAGACGATTTCGCCATACTTTTGATAAAGATCCACCCAGAAACGAGAAAAGGCGTTGTAGTGCATAGCTACGCAGTTTCTGGCTCAAACCTACAGACTCACATTAGATACATGGCTTATCTACTGACTAATTTCAATATTGAAATGGTAGTTGGCGATTACAATGGAGGTGTTCAATTTTTGAGTGCGTGTAAGGAGAGTGGTATATTTAAAAAATTAAATTTAAAAATAGATACGGTAGACGCTGATTTAGATAATCCTAAAGGCTACGCTAAAGGTCTTAGGAAGCTCAAGAACGCAATAGACAAATCATCAAGAAAATTTGTGTTTTTAAGAAAGCCTAGCTCTACATGGATTCGTTTCGCTAACGAAAGTTTACAATCAGCATTCGATCACAAAAGATTATACTTCGCTGGTTCTGCTATGGATGATAACTACAATATGCAGAGAAAAGCTAATATCCCTATTGAAAATTTAAAGTTCTTGAGGAATCAAGATGCTGAAGAAAAAAACAAAGGAGCCAAGATGATTGATTTTGTAGAGCATCAAAGAGATATGATGGATCTTATAAAAGTCCAGTGTGCTTTAGTGCAAGTTACCACTTCGCCACAAGGAACACAAAGTTTTGATCTGCCTCCTAACCTTCGTAAGCAGAGAGGTGCTGACAAAGCCCGGAAAGACTCCTACTCCGCTTTAGTTCTAGGTAACTGGGGTATGAATGTCTACTTCGACATGTTAGATGATCAAGGGTCTGATGTTACAGAAACATTTACTCCAATGTTTATTTCTTAACTTTTAAAAGTTAGAAAGTTACTTTTCGTGTAATATAATATTGTAATGGCTAGGAAGTATACGAAAAAATCAGATTATTGGAATAAATTCAATAAAAACAATAACTTGGAAGATTTAGCTATGAGCCAAGCTTATGAAGAATCATACGCCCCAGAATTGTTGGGAGAATCATTTTATACATCAGACGCTTCGTATAAGAGTGTGTCTGTAGCGCGTACAAACACTAAAGCATCTAGCAAGTCTACAAGAATTAATCGTGCAGCAATAAGCAATACTATCGACAGATTTTCTAGCATTCGCAAGGGCATGCTACCTTATGAGTATGCCGCTGATGGTGTAAACGTTCGTGAAGGTATCGAGTTGTGTCAAAAAGCTTATGCTAACGTTGCTGTGTTCAGGAACGCTGTAGACGTTATGTCTGAGTTTGCAAACACTGAGGTTTACTTAGAGGGAGGAACAAAGAAGAGTCGTGAATTCTTCCAACAGTTCTTCAAGCGGATTAACCTTCAAAACCTAAAAGATCAATACTTCCGTGAGTATTATCGTAGTGGTAATATTTTTGTCTATAGATTTGATGGGGAATTCAACGTGGAGGATTATGCTCGACTTATGAATCAAGTTGGTTCTATTAATCCTTCAGCTAATAAGATCCCAGTCAAGTATGTACTACTAAACCCTTTCGACATTGTATCTAAGAGGGCTACCACATTTAATGTCGGGGCATATGAAAAAGTTCTATCTGAGTATGAGCTTTCCCGCTTACAGAACCCATCTACAGAAGAAGATCAGTTAATTTATGACTCTCTAGACCCTGAGATGAAGAAGCTGATCAAGGATGGTTCATACTACACAGATGGAATCAAAATTGAATTAGACCCCAAACGTCTTAGCTTCTCCTTCTATAAGAAACAAGATTATGAGCCATTTGCAATACCATTTGGATACCCAGTATTAGAAGATATCAATGCTAAGCTTGAGCTTAAAAAAATGGATCAAGCAATTACCCGAACTGTTGAGAATGTTATTCTTCTTATCACTATGGGTTCTGAGCCTGAGAAAGGTGGAATTAACGCCAATAACATTAATGCAATGCAGCAACTCTTCAAGAATGAGAGCGTTGGTCGGGTTCTAATATCAGATTATACAACCAAAGCTGATTTTATTATTCCAGATCTGAATAAAGTTCTTGGACCCGCAAAATATCAAATTCTTAATGATGATATCAAACAAGGGTTACAGAACATTGTCGTTGGAGATGAAAAATACAATTCAACACAAGTCAAAGCTCAAATATTTATTGATCGCCTCAAAGAAGCTAGAAGCTGTTTCTTAAATGATTTCTTACAAAGGGAGATTAAGCGGATTGCTAATAGCCTTGGATTTAAATCTTATCCAACCGCAACGATGAAGGATATCGACATGCGCGATGAGACACAGCTTATGCGTGTTTCAACCCGCCTTATGGAGCTTGGTATTCTTACCCCGCAACAAGGTATGGAGATGTTCCATAATGGCAAGTTCCCGAACGCAGAAGATATCGCCCCTGCTCAAAGTGCCTTTATCGAACAAAGGAAAGAGGGTTTCTATAACCCTATTGTTGGTGGCGTACCAATGATTGAAGATGAGGTATCTGAGAAGTCTCAAACTCCTGAAGCTGCTGGTAGACCTCATGGTACTACTACGGTAGACGAACAAAAACTATCTAATGCGGAATACTCTAGAACAAACATTCAATCCACTATTTACGCCGTAGAAGCTTTTAATTCTATAGCTAGAGAAAGGGCTGAAGAGAAGTTCGACGGCGAGTTGAATGAACAACAAGAAGAGATGGTCGCCAAGCTTTGTGAGTCTATTATTTGCGCTTCTGAGCGTGAACAGTGGAATCAGACCCTTGAAGCTTGTATTGATAATTTCGAACTTATCGAAGAATTAAATGTAATGAATGAGATTTTAAGTGTATCTAATAAGCATAACTTGGAAGTTTATCCATCAGCAATTTTATACCATAGTCATGAAAATTAATCCAGAAGACATTGAATTACCCCTTGAGAAAACTGTTAGTTTTAAAAATGGGGAAGCGGAAGTATCCATCGCTAGCAAGTATAGTGGTTCAGAAGCAGGTTTATATAAATCTTACATGAGCGTATGTGCATCTGACGATAAAGCCCTTACAGACACTGAAGGTATGGACAAAAAACATACTTATGCAGCTTGCGCTGTTCAGTACGATAAGATGCGAGCTATGATAATGGATGATAGCAAAGGAGAGCTTACTGATAAGCAGAAGCAACTTCCACCCGCGCTACAAAAAGTCATCCTTGATAAGATGAAGAAGGATGGAAAGATTAGTAAAGAAGACTCTGAGGCCGCCGAAAAGAAACTTTTATCCAAAGACGATGAAAAAGAGTCTGATCCAAAAGGTGAAAAACTGGAGGTTAAAGAGGAAAAGTAAAATGCCTTATAAGTATACAACTACTTTTGAATCTGAAATTTTCGCTCATCAAGTGGATGATGAGTTTGTATCTAAGGCTTCATTAAGTGAGCTAGCTTCTTTAGTCCCCAAAAACATTGATTTTGAGAAGAATGTAGATCTACTAGGTGTATCATTTAACGCTGCTGTTGTTAATGTGTTTAATAGGAACGGTGATGGTATTGATACCGCTACCGCTTTAAAGTATAACGATCAGTTTATACACAAGCCTACGAATATTGAGCATAATAAAGATAAGATTGTAGGGCATATTGTTACTGCTGGATTCAGTGACTATGGCTCTAATAAAATTTTATCTAATGAAGAATTAGAAAATAAGAAAGACCCGTTTAATATAGCATTAGGTGCTGTTGTCTATAGATCCGCAAACAAACAGTTTGCTCAGCTTCTAGAGAAGTCAACTAACCCTGAAGACGAATCTTATTATAAAAAAATATCTGCAAGTTGGGAGGTTGGTTTCTCTAATTATGTTTTGGCTGTAGGAAGCGATAAGCTTAACGAAGCTGAAATAGTATCAGATCCTCATAAGATTAAAGAAATGAACGGTTTCTTAAAAGCTTATGGTGGCTCTGGTAAGACTGATAAGGGTGAACCAATCTATAGATTGATTACTGGAAACATATATCCATTGGGTATTGGTTTCACTTCTAATCCAGCCGCAGATGTAAAAGGTATCTACAAAGATCAAGAAGATAGTGATCGAGATAAATTTTCACAAAAAGATAAAAAAACTGTAACAAAAGAAAATAACATAGCTATGGAAAACATTGTTAACGAACTAAAGGATCTTCTTATCGAGAAAAAAATCGGTGAGGAGACTGTAGCTTCCATGACTCAGACTTTTTCAGAGGCGATTCGTGAAAAGAACGAAGAGTTTTTGAAGGAAACAGAGGCTCTTAAGAGCGAAAAGGAAGCTGTCAAAAAGGAATACGAAGATCTTAAAGCATCTGTGGACGGGCTTGAAGCCAAGCTCACTGAAGCGAATGATCGGATTAACGTTTTTGAAAATGAGAAAAAGGCTGAAGAAGCTATTGCTCGTTTCAATGTGCGTATGGACGAACTTGATTCTAAGTTCGAACTGTCCGACGAAGATCGTCAGTTCCTTGCTGAAGAAGTGAAGTCTCTTGACGAGGCTGAAGAAGCGTTCGCTTCTTACTCTGATAAGCTTGAAGTGCTTTGGAAGCATAAGAGCAAAGCTAATAAAGAAGCTTTCGAGGCTGAAATTAAGGCTCGCATTGAGGAGGAAGTTGCTAAGCGTGTTGCTAATGCTTCGGAAGAAGTTGATGTTGAGCAAGCTCTCGACAATGCACACCAAGTTGACGCTGATATCTCAAACAATAACGAGGCTCTCGCTTCTAAAGAAGAGAATCTTGTTGACAAATTTAAAAAAGCGTTCTCTCGCGAGAACATCGAAATTTCTTAACTTAAACTAAAAATAATATTATGGGACTAAAAATTCTTCCATTTAGACAATATGACGAACATGATGTCGTCAATCTCTTTCGAGCATCCGATGGGATGGTACTCGATAGCACCACCGATGCTGGTTCTGGCGATGCTGGAACTTTTGTTAAGGTGAAGGCTGGAAACTTCAATGCTGAGCCAGTTTCTTACGGAACTGACGCTTACCTTGGTAAGACTGATTACCCTTTTGTTGGGCGTAATCAGTATCCTAAAGTTAATTTGGAGCTTGAGCCAGCTGGAGCAGGGGATATCCCTCTTGGTATCACTCTTTTGCAAACTGCAAAAAAAGACGAAAACGGAGAGAAGCTTCTCTATAACCCTCAGAAAGCTGCTGAACTTCAGGCCGCTCTCCCCGGAGAAGCTGTTCCTGTTGCTACTAAAGGTATCTTCACTGTCGCTACTGCCGCTTTCCAAGGCGCTCTTGGTGGCGATCTTGTTATCGGAAATGGACTTAAAGCTTCTACTGCTGGAACCGTAACTGGTTGCAGTCTTTTTGATAGCGGATGTTTCGCACAGATTATCGGAACAGGAAGTCGTGCTACTCAAAACGGTGTTACTGATCAGTTCGATGGTGAGTATCTTGTCTTCAAATTCAACTAATATAGAAAGAATCAGATAAATGAAAATCACTTTAAAAAGAACTCCAGAACAAATTGAGTTGGTTAAAGCTATGGCTTCCCGTAACCGCACTGTCGCTTACGAAGCTCAAGTAGCCCTTGCTGAGTTTATTGGACCTGTGCTTGCAGAGGTCATCAATCAAGCTCCTACGCTTTCTAACCTTTTCACTACGCTTCAGTTTAACGCTGATGACAATCCTTCGATCCCTCTTGATCTCTATCATGATGTCAATGACGAAGATTACATCAAGGTTTACAGCCAGTCTCACGCTGGTGGCCTTCCTACTAATCAGGTGCTTCCTACCGCATCTGAGATGAAAATCGCTACCTACGGTCTTGATACCGCTGTTAGCTTTGATCGTCGTTATGCCGCTAAGTCTCGCATGGATGTTGTCTCTAAGACCTTCACCCGCGCTGCTCAGGAAATCCTTGCTAAGCAGGAGACTACTTCCGCTAGCTTGATCATGGGGTCTCTCGCTGAAGCTTCTACCAACAGCGTTGACCACGTTTTTGAAAACGGTCATGGCGGCTTGAACTTCGTCCTTGACGATATCAACAAGCTTATGACTAAAGCTAAGCGTATTCAAGCTTCTTTCCTTGGTGGATCACCTGCTGGTGGAACCGCTAAAGGAATTACTGACCTTATCGTTTCTCCAGAAGTTGTCGAAAAGCTTCGTGCTATGGCTTACAATCCAATCAATACTGCCGCTGCTCCTGTTGGATCAGCTCTTAAAACCAGTATTGCTGCTCCTGATGAGCTTCGCATGAGCGTTTATAACAGCGCTGGCCTTCCTGAGTTCTACGGCATTTCCATCATGGAAATCCTTGAGCTTGGAGCTGGTAAGAGGTTCACTAACGTGTTCGATGCTGCTCAGGCATCTGGCGCTTCTACTGGAGCTGCGTTGTTCTCTACTAACGACGATATTGTTGTTGGTATCGACCGCTCCCGTGAGTCCCTTATCCGCGCTGTTGCTGTTGATGAAGATTCTGGTGGTGAGTTTAACCTCATCGCTGATGATCAGTACAGCATTCGCCAACAGAAGATTGGATACTTCGGATCGCTTGAAGAGGGCCGCATGGTTCTTGACAATCGCGCTCTTGTTGGATGTATCGTTTCTGCTTAATAGCAAATTCTACATTAAGAGTCGCTCCTTCGGGGGCGGCTCTTTTTTTTTGTTTATTTTTTAATATATCGTGTATAATAGTATATGGACAATTTTGAAAACGTGTCGTATGGTAACGGCCAAAACAATTATTTTGGTGCAGAAACTTCAGCTGAGCTTAAGAAGAAGCTCGCTTCTTATGGTAAATCAGAACTCAGGGGGCTAGCTTCTAAAGTAGGCTTGAACCCTAATCATGACAAATCTATTTTGCGCGATATGATCCTTAAAGAGT